TAATTTTCTAACCAAATGTAAGTATATCCGCTATTTACATTTACAGCTACTTCACCATAAGTACATAAATCCATACCTAATTTTTTAGCAGTTAAAATTAAATAACTTGCTTTTTCAATTTCCCAACTTGTCATTTTTTCGTAATTTGTTTTCATAAAATTGTTTTTTTTGTTTTGTTATACAAATATACAGCTTTTAAACATATTTTATACATATAGGGCATCTTTTTTCTTAAAAAAATGTTAAAATCTTTAAGCCTTTAGAAATCAATGAGTTATGTAATTAAGCAAAGGCGTACCGCCCTGAACCCCTTTTAAGGTTGAAATTCTGCCACGCTAAAGCCAAAGCCATAACGCAATCGTCGTGGAAGCCAGAAGGCGCTGAATAGCGTACCCCATTAGCCGTGAATTGATATTCAAATACATCTAATTCGTCCACAATTACCCCTTCTGGGTAACCTATTTTGCCCTGTTGTATTGCCTGTGCTAAGCCTTCCATAAGTTGCTGCTTAGATTGGCTCGTAAACTTTAAGCCCTCAATATTTACCCCTTCTCTTATTAGGTCTTCAAGTATTGGATCACCTACGCCTGTGCTATCTGCTAATATGGGGGCAATAGGGAGCCTTTTAATGTTTGCCTTAGTATTATGCCAATCCATCTGGAAGCGGTCAAAATAAGCCACGTTACCCCCATTGTCAAGCCCTACAATAACGGTGAAGTCAACAGACTTGGCAAGGTCAATCCCATAAGCCACAATTTGCTGCGCTGAAATCGGTTTAATACATCTTTGAATGAAAGCATTGCCAAAAGGATTGGCGCTATTCTCAGCGGGGTTTGCAAGGTATTCCTGTTCAAATACAACTTCAGGCAACTGCAATCTTGCCTCATCTATTTCCCTTGTATTTATATATGGATTGTCGTAGGTACTAAATTTAAAACTCCGCCAATCATTCTCGCCCTCCTTCATAAACATTGAGTAAAAGAAATTCTTACCTCTGGGCGTGGATAAGAAAACCGCCTTGCCTTCATAATCAGTTAAGGTTGGGCGTATGCTATTTTGCCATCCGTTTTCTAAGTCAGGAATAAATGCCGCCTCGTCTATAATTACTAAATGAAACTTGCGCCCTCTTAAATTATCTAATCGTTCCCCTGTAAAAAATTCTATTGATCCGTTATTAGGGCAATAAATTTTAAGATTGCTGATATTGTTTTTAAATGGGATAGCAGCTGTTAGCCTTTCAAAAAATGCCTTAGCTAATTTATAAGTTGGGGTAATGTATGCAACTTGCCCGCCGTTTAATGCTTCTTTGATTCCCATTATCTGGGATAGTTCTGACTTACCGAAACGCCTTCCGCACATTACGACAATAAAACGCCTATCGCATTCTAATATTTTTTTTTGATTAATATGGGGGTTTGGTAATTCTATGCGCACTATAAAATAGTTTTGCCTTCAACAAATACAACTTCAATCTTTGTATCTTGTTGAATATCATATTGTTCTTTAGGCTTCCCATAAACTCTGGTCAGTAAAGTATCTAAACTATAAAGGCTGCCTTTAATTAAACTTTTATTCATAGCACCTGCAATAGTCTTTTCAAGTATTGTGGCTTTGGGGTTATCGTAAACATCTTTTAATTCCGTAGTGTTCATTGACATCATTACTTGGATTGTGTCGTTTATTTCACTTAGCTTATACCCTTGTTCTTTTAGTAAGGTTACATATTTACGCGGTCGCCCGTTTGGGTTTCTTATTTCCCCTTTTTGAACGGGTATTAAATTCTGTTCGTTTGCCATATTCTCTTATTTCCTTCTTTGTTATTTTGAGCGGTAGGGTGGTATTGCACCCCTTCTTTAGTCTGGAAGACTAACGCATTACTTTTATGCTTCTACCGCTTGTTTTCTTTCTGCCAAAGTTATTTTATTACCTTTATACATACCCGCACCCATTTCATCTATTTTTGAAAATGGTAAAATAGGTACATTAATTTTACATTTTTTATCTATTAAAAAAATATATTTTAATTGTTTTCCTTCAAATGGTTTCCAATTTCTAAATTCTGTACTTATTTTTAAATGATGCGCCTGTATAACGTGTATTGTTTCACCTGTCTTCGGATTTATTCTTAAAGACATATTTTCAACGATACCAACTAAACTAAATCCACTTGCCCTATATATTGTGCCATCACCACATTGTGTTCCATCTGCAAAACTAATTATCCATTTTATTTGTGGTGCATTTTTCTTTATTAATTTAATGCTTATTGCTATGCATCGGCTTTCGCTATATTTTGGCAAATATTCATCAAATGCCATTCTATTTAGTTCAATAAACTCATTCCATCCTGTACCTTCTACTAAGTTAATTGTGCCTTTTTTATTTATACTTGGACCATACGACATTACTCCGTGTAATTTATCATCTAAAAAACAACCAAAATGCAACTTACTATTAGGGACTACTTTGCCAGAATAATGATTTAATTTAACAAATTCATTTGCAATTTTACTTGATATAACTTTTACAATAATTTCTTTTGCCCTGCCCATTATATAAATATTGTGGAGATACGAGGGTTTGAACCTCGTTTGAAACCCCTATTGGTTATCCCCATTTTGCCATTCTTGATTTTTTCTAAATATTTTGCTATCTTTTGGATATGGCAATGTTTTATTTTGCAAATATATTCTAATTCCTTTATTTAATGGATATAAATATAAATATCTATAACTATTAATAATTTGACCTTCCCCAAATAAATATTCACCTACATTTTGACCACCTTTAATATTTTTTGGAACTCTACCAAATCTCATTGGTGCGATTATATTTTTATATTCACCATTTTTTGTTAAATAAAAATCATCACATTTTTGTTTACCAAAATACATCCAAGATGAACTTTGATAAATAATACCACAATCATTTTTACAACCGCCTGCGTGTGTTATTAATACTTTAATTTTTGTATTTTTTTTAAACAATTCATAAACTTTACCTAAAACATAACTTTCTGAATTTTGTCCTAAAATGTCAAGGATATTCATTCTTTGCATTTCAATATATTCATCATCTTCTATTTTTGGTAAAAATTTTTTAATTTTTTCTTTTGTTGCTGTACTTGTACCGAATGTTAAAACTCCAGATAATTTATTATTATAAAAAACTCCAAAACATACCTTTGGTATTGGAAATGTTTTCATATAATGATTATTGATAGTATAATTTTTTGCAGTTTTACTATCAATAACTTTTACTTTTATATCTTTTAATTGTTCGTTGCTTTCCATTGCATTATTATTAAATATAAAGCGTTACCATTTGAATTTTCATTTCCCATAGTTTCTACATATTTATATTCTTCTGTTTTTTTTATATCATCAATAGCATTTTTTATTTGCTCTGTTTGTTCATCTGCTAATGTGAAAGTCATTTGCTGAAATGGAGACTTATCTCCGTTTGGTAAACTAAAATTTTCGCCTAAATCTTCTACATTACTAAACCCAATAATATCAACTCCCCAGTCTGTAAGTTCTTCAGAATCCCAATTATTAGCCAAATCTGACCAATCCCATTCGCCAAAACTTGCATTATCTTTTATTATAAATTCTTTTTGTTGCTGCTCATTCCAATCAACTATTTCAACATTAATTTCTTTTATCCCTGCTTCCTTTATTGCTTTTAAACGCATATTGCCGCCAAGTACAACCATATCTGTATTAACTACAATAGGTCGGACGTTAAGCATATCTGGGAACTCCTGAATTGACTTTACTAATTTTTTAAACTTATCATCTTTAATTAAACGGGGATTGTTAGGGTTTGTTATTACTTCCGTAATCTTTATTTTTTTTATCATAGGTTTTAATTTATCTGCCTTGACCTCTGTATGTTTTTGGTCTTGAGCTATGTTTGTTAAAAGATTTCTTAGCGTGTCCACGCTTTCTTTTACCAAAGTTAACCTTTTTTGAATCACTTTTAACTTTTGCCATCTAACTTTTTTTTATGTTCTTCAATTAAAAATTCAATATAATGCTTTTTATCCCCGTATTCAATATGGCAAGTTCTACAAACCGCCATCAAGTTTTCAATCTTATCCGCATCTGTGGTTCCCCCCATTCCCCTTCTATGTATATGGTGAATATCTACTGCTCTACTTCCACAAATCTCACAGGGCATAAAATCTTCGCCGCCGTAACCAAAATGCTTTAAATATATTTTAGTATGGTTTTTTATTTTGGATATTTAGGGTGCTTAGTAGGTAACAAATCAAAGTCAGAATCGTATTTAGGGTTTTCTGGTCTGCCATTTTTTATAAGGTATAAAAATGCGTTCACTCTTGCATAAGCCCATTGAGAAGCTGATTTCACATAAGGTGAATGACTTGTATTGAATGCGCCTAAGCCTCTTTGATAAACTGATTTCAACGCACCAAGATTTGCGCCATAGCCTAATTTTTCTTTATACCTATCATTGAACTCATCTGCTTTCTTTTGTAAAGTTGCTTCTACATCTTTAGTAACCTCTGCGCCTCTTTTACCGCCCGCATCCCCTTTCGCACTTCCCTCGCCTTTTGGATTGGGGTTTTTAGTATCTGACTTAGGTGCTTTTGGGCTGCCTTTTATTCCACCCCTTTCGCCAACCTCTGCCAAATCTTCTTTGTGATATAAATACTCACTATCTTCTGTATGTACTGCGCCTGTCATTAATTTGCCTGAAGCGTCTTTATGTGTTTCGCCCGTCCAAAGAACTCCGTCTATTGTATAATGCGCAACGCCTACTTTAAATTTCTGCTTATCTATTTCTACAAGTTTTTTTTGCGCCCAAGCTACGCCTTCATTACCACCCCAAGCTAACCACATTAAAGCGCCGCAATCTTCTTTAGGATCACCTTTACTATTTTCCCTGTGCCTTTCAAAACTTGACATCCTTGCTATTGTTTCCCTTGATATGTTTTCACCATTAGCTATTTGGTTAGCCCTTGTCCAACCTACTAAAGTTCCGCAACCTCTGTCGTTTTCTTTTTTGATATTTAATGCTCTGCGTGCGTTTGACTTTGCCGCCTCTGGATAATCGTTATAACTATTAACCATTGAAACTCTGATTGCAGCCCATACGCTTTGAGCCTTTTCTTCGGTATCAAAGATGCAAGCACCTGTACCTATTCTGTATTTTCCATTTGAACATTTACTTACCGGCATTTCCTATTAGTTTATTATAAATAGCAAATCGGCGCTTATTTACAACGTGCAAGTTGAAGTTAGTATTGCAATAATCATAAAGCGCTTCGCCGTAATGCGTTCTCGCATCCTTATCATTAACTAAAAGTTTGATCCAATAATACCAATCCTTTTGGCTATTGACGTGGCAGGCAGGATAAAATCCCCTGTAAGGATGAACGTTGCTTACAATAGCAGGGTTTTTCTTTGATGCAGTTTCTAATACTTTTAAATTAGATTTCATTGAATTAAACTTATTGTCAACCAAAGGAATCAGGCTTATGTCTGAATCGCAATAGGCTGCCATATATTCCGTAACGTGGTTAAAATTATATATCGTTGGGTTTAATTTAAGCCCATTTGTAAAGGATGCTATCATACCATCCCAGATATGTTTTTCCCCTTCATTGTAACCGGCTATGATTGTACGCACAGGAAAGTTTATTCGCTTCATTGGATTGCGAAGTATCTCTAAGTCTTTGCCGTGCGTTCCTGAACCGGACCAAAATAACCTGATAAGGTCTGAAGGCTTTTTATCTAATAAGAATTGTTCTTCGCCGTATGGTATTGCATTAGGCAATATTTCTACATTCTGATTTAAGGGATAAACTTCTTCAGCTAATCGTTCGTGAGTAACTGTGCAAAGGTCTGCTATTCTTATCCAAGCAATAATTTGTTCACTTACTTTATTTTCTTTATAAGATTCATAAAGTATATGCGAAGCACCCAAATCCCAATGGTCGTCATTATCCACAATTAATTTGAAGCCATATTTTATGCGCCATTCAATCATCTGCTCTGAGGTTACATTATGAAGCATTCTATTCATTACAACAAGGTCGTAATTATTTGAAATCACTTCTTCGTTTATTACGTCCGTCATTAAGCAATAATCTTTTTGCATATTAACTATTGGCATCAAGATTCTATGATAAGATACGCCGCTACTTTTGGACGCTATTGCTAAAATTCGCATCTAATATTTTTATCTATGTGGTAAATTTTTTGGTATTTTTCCCAGACAGATTGCGCCCTGTGTAAACTTTCGTCTTTCATAGCCCTGTACTCTGTGCCATTTCCAACGTCGTGTCCGATATGCTCACTTTTTAAATCCGGTAGGTAGTAATTAGTAAACCCTGCAATGGTTGCCCTTTCTGCAAAATCTCTGTCTTGCATTCCATAAGGATCATACGCTTCATTGTAACCGCCAATTGCATCAATCAATTCCCTTGTTATAAAATTATCACCAAAGGGGGTATGGGTTTTATGTACTCCGTCAACTAATGGTGGCAACTCCTCAACGCAATGTATTCCAATAATGCCTGTTTTTGACACACGTTTTGCAAACATAACCCAATTTGACAACCAATTCTGTGGAAGCAATATATCATTTGCTAATAAACAAACGCCGTCATATTGTTTTGTAATTTTAAAACCTGCATTAACTCCCGCGCCTATCCCCCTTTTAGTTTTTGATAAATCATAACCTGTAAAGGGATATTTAAAATTTACTTGCTCGCTTCCGTTATCTATTAAATAACAGTCAGCATCATATCCAGAATTAAAAAAGTTCTGGTCTATTATTCGCTGCGTTAAATCGTTTCTATTTTGGGTTAATAAGAGTACGGCTATATTCATTTGTTCCTATTTTTCTTGCAGGCACGCCCGCGTATTTACTAAATTCTTCAGAAGTACCTTTAAAAAAAGCGCTTGCACCAATCATACAACCCTGTTCAATTATACTAAACTGATGCAGCACGGCATTCAATCCTATGTTTGAATATTGTTTAATAACTGAATGTCCGCCTATTTTTGCACCGCAGCTTATTGTAACATTTGAATAAATTAGGCAATCGTGTCCAATATGCGCGTGCTTCATAATAAAACAATTATCCCCTATTGTAGTTATTTCGCTTGTTCCCGCATCTATTGTAACTAATCCTGTAATAATATTATTATTTCCAATAGTTACTAAGCCTCTTTTTATTTGTCCTTTCTGGATAATTTTTAAAGTTCCATAATCTTTTATTTGTTCTTCATACTCCCAATACTTTTTATGCTCTGCCGGATCGCCAATAATACAATAAGCGCCAATATAATTATTGTCGCCTAAGATAACATTTTCGCCAATGATGGCGGTCGGGTGTATAAAGTTTGCCATAT